ATGTGCAGAATAGTAACTGTGTCACCTACAAATGATTCAAGTAGGTATGTTATAGACATAGTTGAAGATGCACCCGAAATAAAAATAACACCACCAGACTATACTAACTAATTTTATCATATAAAGAGAAGCTCCTTTATATTATAAATGATACAACAATATGCAAGACACGTATATAAAGTACTTGGTCCCGGTTATAGCGAGCGTGTGTATCACAATGCGATGGAAGTTGTCTTACGGAAACACGGGGTACATTACGAAACGGAGAGAATAGTTCCTATAGTATTTGAAGGTCATACTATAGGGAATCTTCGCGCCGATTTAATTTTAAATAATAAAACCGTTATCGAACTCAAATCGGTTAAAACTATGAGTGGTGTTATGGAAACACAAGCACAAAACTATCTACGTTTAACGGGGTTCCCGGAAGCGTATTTAATAAATTTTCCACCTACATTAAACTCCGAATTAGAGGTTAGGTATGTAATTTTGGATTGATTCAGGTATCGTATCTTCATGTTGATTCATCAGATACATAATTGGTATCATTTTGTATATCTTTTCCCATTCTTTTTTAGAGTTTTCATAATACTTTTTCGGATCTTTAAGACCTTCTTTTATAATTTCGTTTATCTTTTCTGTATAGAACTTAATTTCCTCTAAACAGAAATTATAATACGGATCGTTCATTACCTATTATAAAATGTATATCTTTAATTACTTATACGCTTTTATTAAATCGTTAAGATTCTTAAACGCACCACCTTGTCTAAGTTTATTTTTTTTACTTGGTCTAGGTGTAGATGGAGATTTTGGTGAATTTGGCGCCTTGTTATTCGTATTTTTCTGTATTTTTTTAGACTTTTTACTTCTCACTGGAAAACTATTCATTTAGTATACCCTGATATTTTTATATGGTAGGTATGTATTCCCATTGTATATCTTCACATATCTTTTTCCAAATAACGTCTTGTTGATACAACTTTTCCTTCGATTTCAAAAGTGGAAAATATTTAAGGTACGAATCTTCACTCAAAAGTTCACAGAATTTATACAAAACGTACGAATAACTTAAGAAATTTTTACGTTCCGACGGACAATTTTTATCGAACGGTTTTTGTATATCCTTAAACATAATACGCAATCTTTCTTCAAGTTCTTGAGGCATTTTTGGGGGTGATATACCACTGAGTATATTTGTTATATACGGAACGTGTTCGTAATACTTATTGAGTTTTAGCTTTTTCAAAAGACTACGTACACGTGCGTGTGTAATTTCATCTACGGTTTTAACCTTAATCTTTTTGAGTTCGTTACGTAATTGTTCTATAACTTCGGGAGGTATGTTCGTCGTTTCCTGTGCCTGGAACTGTGATAACCATTCATTAAAATGATTTTCACGCTTATACGAATAGTTGACTATTTTTTCAGACGTTTCCTGTTCCTCTCTATACGTTAATTCTTCACTTATAAGACTTGCTATGATTAACCCACATTCCTCACATACAAGATCACTCGTATCTGTGAAATGGTATACCGTACTATCTACACAATTCGGACAAGTCTCTGATTTTTTCTGTATAGGTCGATCAACGGATGCTTTTTCAACTTCCACTAAGTAATCTATAAATATATCCTTTCTTTGTAAACCCGACGTTTCTTTACAATTAAACACGTTATCAGTATTTACTTCCTTTTCCAATTCATCGGTATACTGTTTCATATAAGGCATACAATTGATTATATATTCAGACATTTGAGATTCGTACTCATTTTTATTATCCGGATCTTTTTCTATAGATTCTTTCCACGAATTTATCTTGTTGTTATATCTGCTTAAAAAATTACCTTCCATATAATAACTAAATAATATGATTATTAATTTTTTAACTAACGTTATAATTTGGGTATATGATAGTATAAAATCCGTAACTTCTAGACCAGATTATAAAATTATTGATGAATCTATGGAATATTACATAGATAACGATATAACACCAGAAGAACTCGATGATTTTTGGGAAAACGAATACTGTGAATGGGATGGTATAACAGAAACGTTCTATAAAAATCTCAATAACGTAAATTATAAAAATACTATAATACCTATAAATGTTAAGAAAACAATCGTTCGTATAAAATATTGGTACAACGATAAAATGTACAAATACATGACATATGATATGGATCACGAATGGCCCCCTGTTCGAAAAAGTGGTATAGTGTTTAACATGCCAATCACGAGTGCACAATTGATTGATTCGAATGGTAAACCTGTTAAAGATCTTTTAAATAAAATAAAAAGATACTCTGGACCACGAGGTGATTTTAATAATCAAAAAATAAGAATAAGTGATTTATTGTATTACGATACAGAAACACTTACAAATGAATACCCAACAATAAAGCTAAAAAGTCCTTTAGGTATGGTAAAACATGTAAATACAGTAGAAGGATATATAACCGATTTAAGTATACCTTAATTATCATCCGAAGTTGCTTTTGTTGCTAAATAAAATTTAAGTTCACCGAGATTTGCAACGTTGTATTTTAATATCAAAAACCTATTCTGTTCTTCTTGCATGATTTGTACAGTTGAACACATACTTGTAGCTTTAGTAAATATGTTCATGTACCGAAGTGAATACGTACCACAAATTTTGGGACTCTCTTCGGTACATTGAATTTCAGTTTCTTGATTCGCAAAATCACCTGAACAGTATAATCTAAATACGTGTCCATCTCTTGTTATTTCTATATCATTCGATATGTTAAACATATCTCTACATATTCTTTGGAAATCGGCAGATGGCATGGGTGTTATCGTTGTCATGTTCATTTGAGGAACTTCTATTTGGTTTTCGTTTATATCGAGAAGTTTGAGTGCAAATTTTGTACACGTTTTCTTCACTTCACTGTGTATTTCTATATTCATAAATTCTCGACAGTCTATTGACATTTTAAGAACATCGCTATTCGATATCGATTTCAGAAGTTTAAACGTATTCGATACGTTTATACCGGCTATAATTTCATTTTCACAGACGTACTCATCGAAAAGATCGCTAGCTAAGTACATATCTACTAAAGAAGTCCTAGCGGTATCTAAAGTGACTATATACATACCGTCTGGTTTGAAATATACATTAACATCGTTCAATATATCTTTTAAAACTTCGAAAGTTGCTTTAATAGCAGACGCCTGAACTGTGACGAGTTTCATTATCATAAAATGTATTTATTTCTTTATATTACGTTTGTTTAGATGATGAGTTGTACGCATCACTAACACTTCTATTTATTTTTTCCTCAAGTTCTGGAGTCATGGGTGGTTGTAATGCCGTACCGTAATCATCCAAACCGAATAGTTCGTTATTACCTTCACCATCTAACGTTGTCATGGAACAGTTTCCAAACCCAGCCATTTCGACTTCTTTTACGGGTAATAGTGAATTGAGCCAGTTCTTTATTTCATTACCAACAAGTAGTTTACCGTTCTTAGTTAACATGGTTGGTACCCTGCTGATTTTATTTTTATATTGAGGTGGTATACCACGTTCATTAATGTTATGATACGAAACGATAGATTTCAATTGTTCATTTTTACCGATGTAATCTATTATATCCAAACTATGATTACACTGAGGACTGTATATCAAAAGCGACATTTAAAAGTGTATACTAAAAAAATTTTTAAATAAAATCACAATTAAATATAGATGAATAAACTCATTTTAGTTATTTCGATTATCATCATTCTGTATATCATGTCCAGGACGGAACTGTACTCGCTCAATAAGAAAGAACCTTTACTTTCTGACGAAGGTATAGATACCTCAGATTATAACGAAGAAAACGACAAAATTTCTATATCAAATGACCTGATGCAGGAAATGATTTTAAAAACAAACAAGGAAGTTTCTAAAAAAACCGGTTTGTGTACTTATATAATAGAAACAACAGAAGTTAAGAAGTATACACACAAAATTAACGGAAGTGAAGTGTATAGATGTATGTTTATGGTTGTAAAACATGGTGGGTTTGATTTTGGATTTTTAGTCACGTCTGATATAAAAGTGATTAATGAAGGTCCAAGGTATGAAACAAGGGATATAACATCAGAATACGAAGAAGGTAGGCAATTTGGTGATATATTAGAGGAAACGAAACAAAGTGTGAGTGAACGTCTCGAAAGAAAAAGTGAATTATCTGAAATAGAACAAATACGTTTAAGACGAGATGAAAAGAAATTACAAGCACTCGAGCGTGATAAACAGATAAAAGTTGATGAAAAACCAGAAGTTGCTATATTGTACCTTAAAACACAACCTATACATATAAATCCACCTTCTGATATAGGCGTTTTTACA